AAGGACATTATGTATTTTTATATATAATCATATAAAAATACCGTGTAATATGTATACAGATGAAATTATTTTGGATTTTGAATGTCACATTTCATGCTTTGAATAATAGTTTTACCTTCAAAAAGAAGTCGCCCTATTGTCACAGGTATCATTCGTTGGTAGTCTTGACCAAGGATGATTTCCCCTTGAACGACAATGAAGACGATACGGTTCGCTCGCTCGGGCTCGTGCCCAATGTAATCACCAAAGAAGAAGGACAAACGATATTTTCATTCAGAAAACGAAACAATTATGTTTATAACGGATGTGACCAACGAAAGCCAATGAATATAAATGATGCGGACACCCTACTTTATTTTTACCAAAAATTCTACGAGGTGTACCAAAAACACGAACTTTTGAAAAAATTACAGTCAACAACCATCAATAACCACGAAAAACTGAAAATAATGGACGAATGCAATCACCTGTTGGATACGAAATACAAACACAATCCGTTGTATAAAGGATTTGATGAATTTATGTAAAGACATATGAAAAACTGAAACGACTATATTTATTTTGTATAAATATAGTATAAGCATGGTAGGACAAACATCGCAATATAGCAACCCCATATATACTTATGGATTTGTAGGCGATTACAACATATTTAGTCCATTGTATCGTTCGTTTAGCGGGATGCCGATTGTCAGCTATATTTTGTTGGGCGGAACAACCCTATTTTTGGCGTATGTTACATTGATAGATAATGCGCCAGATAATGTTGATGCCGCCTACGGTGAGAACAAACCCTTTGGTATTAATTTTGGTGGAAAACGCGGGAGAAAGACCGCAGCACGGCACGGTCGCGGCGAGAAAAATCGCAGCACGGCACGGTCGCGCAAGAATTAGAGTCACGCTAGATCCTTGAGGCAGCTATTGAAAAAGTATTCGACCTCTTCCGCCTTGGAAGAAGCCACCGCATGATCTGGGGCGATATGAATATTACCCTTCTTCCAGGCCATAATCGTCGGAATACCATTGACCATCTTCTTCGACTTGAAATGCGCGTACAACTCGAAACACTCGTCAATATCAATTATATAACAGATCACATTGCGAGGCAGACGATGCATCCAATCGTGAACTTGCGCCTCGATTTTTTGACAGGGCTTGCACCAGGTGGCACCAAACTTCACGATGATGAAGCCGGGATTTTCCTTCAGCGACTCTCCAAATTCCTCAGGCTTGCCGATTTCCGTTAAAATTTCCGCCATTTGTATAATATAACAATTATGTTTAAATATATTATGAATATAAATATTATTTGTTGATATTCATAATATGGCTTTAGTATACGATTTCAAGTGTATATGGGCGGGATTTTACTCACAATATTTTTTTTTCTTACAGGCATATATTTTTTGTAGAATGCACAATGCCGTGTTATTATACGACGATTCGCAATGGAAATTCAAGCATGCGCTTGGTCTAGCGGATTATTTCGTCCTAGATGAATCGAAAATTCGGTTTTTCAATACTGCCCAGGAAAAACTAGACAATGTTGTGATTAAATGTCATAATCCTGGCGAAATCGGTCCCACATTCCCACTATGTGAATACCGCAAAGCCATCAAAGAACTGTATGTGATGAACGACGACATTCGGCAAAAAACGCATCTGTTGCGTAAAAATTTCCCGGAAAAATACAACGCCATTTTTATTCGCTGGGGGGATAAAAAAATAGAAATCAAAGTATCCGGTCGCGACATTGAGGTCGAAAGATATGTCGACACCCTACAACAGGTATGTGGCGACAACCGCCATTTATTTATTCATTCGGACGACCATGATGCGGTAGTGTGTGTATTGGAGTGTATGCAACGCCGCAACATGCAGGATTTTAATGTATTTTTCATTACCGGAGAATCGGAGCGCGGAGGCACATTGGCCTGTGAAATATACAGACACGGTTATCCCAACAAAACGAAAAAATCCATTGAACAGATGACGATACACGAATTGCGCGAACACACCGAGAAAATGTTGGTTGCGGTCGAAGTGATGGGTCAGGCAGAAAATGTCGTGCTAGATTATCAATCCAATGTTGCCCGATTTTTGAAACTGTATTACGACGAATCGCACTGTAAAGTTCACAGTGTATTTGATGATGCTCCGGATGAAAATGTAGCATGCATTCCACCTGCATTCGGATTTGAAATCAACGGTTACATGAATGTGCCGCCCTCTCCCTCGGAAGCGGCGCCTGTGCCAGTCTAGTTTCGGAAGAATCGTAAAAAATATGTGTAAACGAATAATATATGGATACAAATCACAATTTAAATATCAACGATTATTCGTTCAACGAGTTATTAGAATTATTCAATTTAACATACGATTTTTCGCTGAATGATTTGAAGGAATGCAAAAAAAAGGTTCTTTTTATGCATCCCGACAAATCGGGAAAATCCCCCGAATATTTTTTATTTTACAAAAAGGCTTTTGAACTCGTCGTCCAATATTACGAAGACAAATATCGCCAAACGCGTGTAGTACCCAAAACCGAGATAAAATATGCACCAACCAAAAGTGCCGAAGAAGACAATCCCATTAAAACCGCAATAAAGGCCATGAAACCCGAAACATTCAACAAAACCTTTAATGAACTCTTTGACAAAAATATGGCCGTGAAACCGGACGAGACGCGCAATCAGTGGTTCAAAAACGAGGACGCACAGTTCAAAGTGAACGAAACCGTTACCACGCAAAATTTAGGTAAAGTGATCGAAAGCATAAAATCTCAACACAATGATGTAGTCCGATACAAGGGTGTAGAAAATATCTACAGTTCGGCGGGTACCGGAACGAGTTTTTTGTACGATGAAATGGAGGACAAAGAATCCTATGTTTCTTGTGATCTGTTTAGCAAGTTGAAATTCGATGATTTACGAAAAGTACATAAGGATCAAACGGTACTCAGTGTCGCCGAAAGTGATTTTAACAGGGTAAAAACCTTCAAATCAGTGGAAGAACTGAACCGCGAACGCGGTATGCAAGACATCAAACCTTTTGAAAAAATGGCAGCAGAAGACATGATACGAAAACAACAAATGGAATACGAACAACTCATCCGTAAAAAACAGCACGAGGATAAACTGCGATCCATGGAATACGAAAAGAAAGACAAGGATATTCAAGCTTATTTTTTGAGATTGGGACAATGATATCATTCGGTATTTATTTTAGCGAATAATATTGGCACATCAATCTTCGGTATTATTCGCGTAAAATAAACTTTTTTTCAAAGCGTAATGCACCAAATGCAGTCTCGGCTCCGTATACCACAATCAAAGCTCGAATTTTATTTTTATAAATTTCGTCCACGGACGCAAGATATGGTTCAGATTCCCCGTTTCGTAACACTTTACGAATCTCTTCCGCGGCGACTACCCATTCTTTATCAGAAAAGATTTTTTGTATTCTGAGTATTTGTCCGTTACTGATGCCGAAATTATTCAATAATACTATGTCTTTTCTGTAAGATATTGATTTTTCTTGAACTGGTACTCTCGCGGGGGGCTTGGACATACAGAGTCCCATTTTTGATTATTTTTTTGTATTCTATACATAATTCTTATAAATAAATCTGGGTTTAATTTTTACCATTTTGCCTCAAAATGGCGACCCATTTTGCCACACTTTTTTTCGTCTCTTCTCACCGTATGACAGGCATGATAATTGTTGTGAATCAAGCCGTCCTTGGTGACATTTAGCGGAATCATGTCAAATATCTTGGGATACAAGAAGCAGTTGCCGCCGTTTGCATTTTCCGGGTCTCTCATGAAATATTTACATTTTTTGCAACTGTTGGGCACAAAACCACCATTGAAAGTCAGAGAAGGAAACTTGGGTGGTACGAAAATGGACCGACGGTCATCATTTTCCTTCTGAAAAACACGCGAATTGAACTCGTCGTGTCGGCCCGTTTTGATTTGGGAAAGCTCAATCGTTGTTAGATATAGCCCTTGCGTTGCAATCGAAGAATGCAGGCTAAAGAATCTCCGCGAGGCACGGCAGCCCCGGGGACCAGGCACACTGATCGCCTTGCACATAACAAACACTGTCGCAAACATGGTGAGCATAGATGAAATTCCGGTCATTTTGTGATATTGATTTGTTTTTACCAAAACCAAATCAATTTTTTACTCCTTGAGTATGTCCTCGAGGATTTTACTGCGAAGAACATTGTTCTCTGGAGTAGAACCTGCACCATTCCAAGTGACTTGGTCGGAATGAATACGATAGTACATCAACACTTCCGGGATATGATGAATCGTTCCAAACTTTTTCAATATACGCAACCACAGGTCGTAATCCTCGAAACACGAGCGCGTCAGCGAAACATTGTAGTTGCCCGCCTCTAAAATGGCGGATTTTCTGAAACACACCGACGGGTGGTTGACGAACCAGGTCGGTTTGGTCCTGCGAAATTGAACCCAGGTCATCGTTTGGTGGTTGGTGCGCTGCAACAATTGCAAATCCTTGTGGTCATTGGGATCTCTCTTGAACATTTGGACATCTGTACCGCATATCACACAGTTCGGATTCTTTTTCATGAATTCCAACTGCTTTTCAATACGATCGGGAAACATGATATCATCCGAGTCCATACGCACAATGATCTCGTGTGAACACATTGCGACACCTTCCGCCAAACACGCCGCCAAACCACGATTCTCTGGCGATTTGTAATAAATACCCTTGGTAAATCGAGTGGATTTCTGGAATTTCTCCAGTTCCTTTTCTAAAAGTTGGGAAGACAAATCGGTGGAACCGTCGTTTATCCACACCAATTCGATGCCAAAATGACCGGTCTGAGCTTTGATCGAATCCAAGCATTCGACGACATACATGTGCTTCGTATTATAACTGGCAACGAGCACGGAAATCCAGACATTCGGCTCAGTAAACTGTGTGGGCAAGACAATCTGGTTCATAATTTCATAATTTTGTTTGGTCGACCCCCATTCCTGGAACGCGTATATTTTCTTGTGTCCGCGGTACTCAATACCGGTAAAATGCAGCGGCAAAAACATGTAGCTGGGATAAACACTGAAATCCGAATATTTGCCCGTTTCCAAGAGTCGGGTCAACAGGCCGGGGCCCACCGTATACCACGCTCGCTTTCCGCAGGTCTCCGGGCAACTGTCGTTCACCAACATCCAGTCTACCGCGGCACGACACAGAGGATGTTTCGGGATATATCCCATGGTCCCCGTTGCCACCAAACCTTGGCGACACTCTTCGTTTTCAAATCCAGCAAAAGCCGTGCGGTTCAAAAAAGTCTCGTCAAAGGGCTCGACGCAGATGGAGTCCGCGTCCAAAAAAATGCCCCCGTATTGGTAGAGAATTTCCCAGCGAATAATATCGGCCTTGCCGTTGATTTCCGACATGCGATTGATGGCGTCCGTACACTCCAATTTCAATCCCCGACGAGCAATTTCCGCTTCTGTCCAACGAATATACTCGAAATCTGGATGTTTATCACGCCAAGTGTCCATGAATTTAGTGGGCATGGGCTTGGGTCCGATCCACAGTTGGTGAATGATTTTCGGAATGGGCATCAATTCTTCTATAATGAAATTAAACCTTCGAAATATTTATACCCTTTTATTGAAAAATAAAAATAACATATAGCACAGTAAAAAATGGGGGATAGTATCCACCATTTATCCACCATTTATGTTGTTTTTGTATTTTCTGTTTTTGCTATCCTAATCTTGGGGTGCTTTCTCCACTGTTTTACACTGATGAACATTTGAATCCGGACGCCCATCTTTGATGGGCGCCTGATACAATTGATATATCGGTAACGTTGCCCTTGAACACTAACCGAACTTCGTTCGGTTTATAATGTTCAAGGGTGTAGAATGAGAGATGATATTTTACCTGAGGGTTAGATGATATTACCCGTGCACTGATACACATAGCGTTTATTTTCGTAATCGGTATGCACATGGAGTTTGTCCAGTTCGGTCCAGTTGCCGTCCCCCCAAACTTCGTCGTATTCCTGTCGCTCGTTCAACACATAGCAGGTACAGATTCTACGCAAGCCGAGGTAAATCGTGTAGTAGGATTTACCGGAATCATCGACCCCTTCGTACCAGCCAATCTCCTCTGGGAAAACCTGGCATATATAGTACTCGGAAAAATCGGTTTTACAGTACACGCCCCAGTTCAGCATCAAGTAATCCATCACAGCACGAAGATTCACATTTTCGATATTCAGATACCAGCGAATCCAGGCTCGTGACCAGAGCTCTCGGCGCACATTATTGCAGAAGTGAGCACGATGCTGCTTCTCGGTGGTATCGTCGTATTCGAAGATGTTCCTCAACAGGTCAATGTTGAGACCGTACAGGCGGCTTTGTTCGATGGAAGTGTTCATGATTTCGCACATTTTAGTTTACAATGTTCAATAAATTTTGTAAAATCAATCAATTTTCCTGTATTTCTTCGGCTTCTTGTAAATTATCTGATTCATCTCCCTCCTTTTTCGAATCTGCGATTTCTAAGCGCGGTTCGGTCCCGCCTAGCTTCGCAAAGGCGGGGACGGATTGATAAGAATGTGTGGATGAAGATTGCATTCGATGCGCCATGTTTCTATGAAGAGTACCGAATTCCATGATGATACCATTTTTTATCACTGCCAATTCGTGTTGAATGTTTTGTGTCAATTCAAACAATATATCCAATTTATGATGAAATCCGGTCAAATCGTTTTTTGTGATCGACGCATTCGGATCAAACATGAGCGGAATCTCTTCAACATCGACATCGACATCGCTGGCGATGGAGGGAGCATGACCTCCGGATAAATCCAATTTTGTGGTAAATTCGACCTGTTTGGCTCTTTTGGGCCCTTTTGGTGGCACCGGTCCACCCATGTTTTGGATATCCAATTCACGCTGTCGCAACTGCTGCTGTAGGAGCTCTTCCATGTTCTCAATTGCCTGATCGTTCACCACCTCCTTGAAATTCGGTTCGGGCGGCACCTCTCTTTTCAACATGTTATCGTATTCTCGTTGTCGATTCGCGACCTCCATTGTGTATCCTTCCTGACGAATTCCTTTTACTTCCGAAACCGGCGGGGTGCGTAGCGAGGGGCGCATAGCATTAAGCGACTGGTTGCGAAAGCCGCCGTTTTCGTTGATCGTATAATTGATGTTGTTTTGGTTCATTTTAGTGTTTTGTTTTAGTATACGAGAATTCAAAAACTGTACCATATTGTGAATAGTCTGTTTATTTAACTCTTTCAAATCCGTACTAGACAGGGGTCGATGACGGTTGTTTTCATAGGCGGTTTTCACCATATTTTTGAACACGGCCTCTCTCTCACCCTGCGGGATCGCCTGAATATTGGGTATTTTTTGTATAGTATTCCACAACAACTGTTGGTTCTCTGGTTGCACATACGAGCTCATGGTAATTTATTAAAATTACAATGAACATCTTTATGTCTTTTTAGTGGGGAAAATTTTATCTAATTTCGCGCGATTTTTCTGGGAATCGTTGTAACCTTGTTCGTACAATTTCAAAAAGTCGTACTTTTCCTTACACAATAGTGTCGTATAATCATCTATGTGAAATCCTTTCGATTTGGCGGGTTCCCACATGTCGGGTTTGATGATGAGGTCGGGGGTAATCAAATCGTAGTAGGGATAACGGCTGAACCCACCATCAAAAGTATAATATTTGCGATAGGTATTAATGAGCCCACCTGTAATCAAAGGTACATGAGAACTGGCAATACAACAGTCCAGAGCATCTTCTAAGCTAATGAAATTATGGAAAATACTGGTTCTCACAAAATAGGCAGAATTATCCTTGTGGTTGTGTAATTTCAGAGGTATGTACCACCCGTTCAGGTGAAGGGTAGTTACACCAATGTAAATCTTATCCAAATCAAAGTCGGAATCGTTGAAATTCTGGAGAACCCGGGTTTTAATATCGATCTCGAAATCGTTTATTTTTTCTTCTTTGGTGATTTTAGTTTTGCTGCCTAATACCCTGTCAAGAAATGTGCGAACATTTCCTTTGAAAGCCAAAATAAGCGCGTTCCACGAACCTGCCGATGCTCCAGAAAAAATATACTCCGAAATGTCGTAGTTGTCCTTGATGAAGGCGACAATGCCGGTCAAATAAAATCCCTTGAATCCGCCCGGTGATATACATATCATTTTTTTGGGTATTTGGTGACCATCATACATCATTTCGCTGTGCTTTTCGCTGTGCTTTTCGCTCTGCTTTTTGTGTTGTTTATGATACGATCTGACCAAAAATGGATTTTTATGTATAATCAACGAATTTGCAACTCCAACAACACTGGATTCGGTTACCACCTTTTTAATAAAATTTACCTTGTATAATAACATGGACATTTGTATAAATATATTGAAATATCTATTCATCGGTTTTATATATTATAAAAGCAAAAGTTTTATACTATTTGTGCATTTTGCGAGTTTTCCTACCGCCTTTTCTTCTTCGCAAAGTCATCGGTTGCGCCGCGGCGATGGACGGTTTTGGCTTGTTTCTGGCCGCATTGGAAATTGGCACAGCTATCGGTTTTTTAACAGGGGCCACTGGTTTTGAAACCGTGGGCTTTATCGGTGGAGTAGATGTGGCTTTGGGTCCGCGGTCCGCGGTCGCGGCTTTGGCCTTATTCACCGAATTTTCTTTATGAAAATCGGTCGTTGACTGAGATTTCTTCTCTTTATTTGTTTTGACAATGTTACCTTTTGCGTCGCGAACTTCAACCGTTCCGTCGGGTTTTTTGGTGATGGTATTGCCTGTCTTTTTATCTTGAATGACGGTATTACCATCTTTATCTGTGGTTGGTTTGTTGGGTACCGGTACCGCGGGTGCGGTGTCCAAACACTTTCCGGTTTTGGGATCCTTATTTTTGCAAGGTTTTGCGGGCACGGCGGTGTCGCCGTCGACAATTGGTTTGGCGCATTTGCCATCTGGGCCGATATTTTTTTTGTGACAGAGGACACCATTATTATCATGAACCGTATTGCAACGACCGGTTTTGGGGTCAATATTTTTAACCTTACATTTGTTTCCAGAAGCGTCTGTCGCCATTTCTTCGAGATCTCGGCACCTGTGGGTTTTTGCATCGTAGTCGCTTCGTTTGCACCGGTTCCCCGAACCATCCGTGACTTCATCGAGATTACCCATATTATTGGGCGACATGTCGTTACATGTGTTTGTTTGTGCATTGTAATTTGCAACACTGCATGTGTTTCCGAAACGATCGGTGCGATCGATGACTTGACCGACACCGGTATTGGGTGGATAATTCGTATTGCTATCGGGGATACTACTACTACTCGGTACACTTTGTGAAAAATTTGTGTCCGGTGCCGCGGGTTCTGAAGAAGGTTTTGCGTAGGACGACAGGTTCCCAATAAAACTGGGCATGGTAGAAGGCGCTTGTGTTAGTCTAGGTCCCGTTGGGCCACCAGCCGGTCCCGGTCCCGGACCCACCGCTGCAGGCGCAGGCACATTGTTTTTATTGGCCTCGACCGTTGGTTGAAAATCTGGACGAATAAACATGGCCCGGTCACCCATCGGTTGCATATCCAATTTGGGAAACACCTCGCTGTTTCCCACCAAAATTTCTTTAATACGCGCTTCTCGCGGCAAAAATTTGAAGGTTTCGTAGGATTTTTTGATGGAAGCTAAATATTCTTCCACATCCAACACACTAGAATCGATGTAATGTTTAAATCCATCAATCGCACCCGACGAATTTGCATCAAAAATAATGCTTTTGTACAATATTTTACTTGGGTCCAACAGTGACGGGTAGGCAACCACATAGATTTTTTCGTAGCCAATACCGGTGCCGCCCAACTGTTTTTTCGCCTTTTTGGGTAGTTTTTTCTCGTCAATAATGAGAACCACCTGTTTGGTTCGTTCCAACACATATTTCCAAAAATTCATGTCGGAGGCAAAAACAACCGCATGTTCATCATAGTTCGTTCCGTATTTACGGTTATTTATAGATTTTTTATGGTGTTTCGTTTTGGGCATGTACCTATTTACATAATCGGGATATTATTTTTATGAATTAAAATACTCGCCGCGCAATTTTTCTACATATTTGTCGGTAATGCGAACCTTTTTAAAGAAAAAAATCTTGTCCTTGTACGATTTGAATCTGTAATGTCTGGGCTCGTCCACCTCATCCGTCAACATGGTAATGATGAAAAAAAGTGAATACATGCCACATTCGGTGTTGCTATATTGGTGCTCAAAGGGGGCATTCTGAAAAAATTTGAAACGAATCGGTTTGGACAGTTCAAGCCCTTGCGACTGAATGGTTTTCACTAATTTCATTATTTCGGAGGGTATTTTTGCTCCCGCACTATCAAAATAAAATATGAATTTGTCCTTGACATCAACAAACATCGATACCCAGTGTGTTCCTGGTCCGGTGTGTTTGTCTAAATTAAATACTACCGCAATTTTGTCCTTCTTTCTTTTCATGAGTTCTCCCAAAGAGAACTTGCAAAGTTCGGTCGATACACACACATCGTCATTCGAGGGGGCCGCAAAATCAATGAAACTTGGACCGATGAATTCAAAATGTGGGTAGCGATCCTCGTATTGACTCAACACATTAAAAATATCTATGTTGGACAACCATTCGTTCGGATTGTGGTTCCATTCTTTAGGGTGTTGAGGTGCAAAAAGATATTCTTTGATTTGGCGGCGAATTTTTTCGTTTTTGATGGTCTGCAGCCAACAGTCTTCTTTGGTGCATTTGAGACGATCGCGCAATTCTTTCCAAATGGCTTTGGGATCGTTGGTTTTGATGGGGTCAGATTTGTGGGAATGATTGTAAGCCTTTTTAAGATCTCTCAGCACATCGGTAGTATAACAGGAATTGCCTGCCACTGTTTTCCCGGTAACTACCGGACTACACTTCATCGGAGTTTCCTTAGAGGGATCTTTGCCACCCACTTTTTCTTTTTTCAAAAAGGATTCGAGAACCAAGGGGTCGGAGAATTTCACGGTTTTACGGTGTTTTTGGCCACGGTCTTTTAAAGTTTTGCGATTATGGTTTTCATCCAATTTTTTTTTATTCAAAATAAAGGAATCGATTGGTTCCATATATTATTAGATAACATTTTATCATTTGCTAGTTTTATGGTGGAAAGGCGTCCGATGATGTAGACGCTGGGTTGGGGATACCCCAGGCCCCCAAAGTGGACCCGTTGCTATAGCATGTGTAGGTGTAATTCTGCCGCCGAAAGTTTTGGAAATTTTTTCTAAAGAATCAGCCGATATTTCCTGATCCATGCGGCTTTCATCAAAGAGAACATCTTTGTCTTCTTCATCTTCGTGATAATAATGTTTAGCCGGTTTCTCTTCGTAATCCGCATTTTCCAAGTATTTGATGCAGGTTCTCGCGAATCCTTGAAAGGCTTCGTTCAGTTCGTTGTTGAATTCCTTTTTAGGATCTTCTAAAAAATCTTCGAAGAGTTCGACAATACCGCCACGATATTTCTTGATTTTTTCGAAAAAGCGCTTTTCCTCCTCTAATTTTTGGGGGTTGGTGACCGACAGATAACGACTGTACTGATTTTTATTCAAGAGAAGTTCAAAGGTTATTTTATCGAGATCACTCATTTTATCGGTTTGGTTCTCCATTTTATATTACTAGCCCTCGATTTTATTTTATATACCTGAACATTTTATTTTATAACATATGTATATAGCATAAACAAATCATGTCAATTAAACCTTCTTCATTGGGCGGTGGCCCCTACAATGGCTGGTCTCCCAAACAAACTGTTCTCAATTATAAATCCAGCGAAAACATCATGGCAAGAAAAATTGTCGTGAAATCCTGGAATACTCAATATGCGACGGGTGTGTTCAACGGCAAAAACCGTATTGTTACTCCTTTTCGTGCCGTCAACAATTTAGGTGATTTTTTGAACCGCCAAAATTACGCCTGTGGTGGCCCCAACCCTGTGACGCCGGATCGTTACAAGCGCAATAACAACATTGGTGCTGTTCCTAAGGCTTGCGATAACAGTGGCGTACCTGCTTCTACCTGCAACCCGAAATTTGTGCCTGATTCCTCGGACTATGTTAGATTTAAGAAATTGCGTGCGACCAATTATAGTTATAACGACCAAAAATTCGGCGGCGACAAGAACAATGCCTCGCAACACGCACAATTCGCTATACATCGCTAATAATTATAATGATATTTTTTCATACTATAAGTATATAGTATGTTTAACAGTTATTTAGTTGAATTTTTTGGTACATGTTTCTTAGTATTCATCATTTTAGCTACCGGAAATCCTGTTGCCATCGCCTGTGCATATGCGCTCGCGGTCATCATGATCAAGGACATTAGTGGTGGTCACATTAACCCCGTGGTAAGTATTGTGATGGCTTCACTGGGCAACATTGAAATCAGTGAATTGGTGCCTTACATCTTGGCGCAGGTATTTGGAGGGTTGGTTGCACTGGAACTCTACAAACGCATTCAGTTTTAATTAGATATATTGTATTTTTTGTAATTGTATTCACAAAAAATATTTACGCCTTGACATCATCGGCCTTATCTGTCTCGGCGGGTTTCTCCACCGTCTCGGCTACCGGTATTTTATCCACTTGAGGCTCATACTTTGTAACACGGGAAAAGCACGGGAACCATTTACCAAAACTAAATTTATCACCGCACTTGCAGTCATTGTCGCATTTGCAGTCATCACCACATTTGCAGTCATCGCCACACTTGCAGTCATCGCCACACTTGCAGTCATCGCCACACTTGCAGTCATCGCCACACTTGCAGTCGTCACCACATTTGCACTTCTTATTCGACTCACAACCGGTTGATTTGCAATCGTCCATAGGGCACGGGCAACAGGTTACAACTAAAGAAACCTTGATTTCGGATTCCTTCTTCTCAAAATTGAAGCTGGGCTGCGGGGACGCAACCGGTTCGGTCGTAGTTTCGGCCGCATCTGATTTTTTAAACTTGGCATCAAGCAAAATCGCGTTATCATCTACCATATTGAATGACATCTGATTATATATATAAAATAATATTTTTTATATCCTTTTATATCTCTAAAAATTGATAGTTTACTCGATGATTTTCATAAACATCACAAAATACTAAATATGACGGTGTACACCCAACTCCCCCAAGTGTTGAAAAACCTCATTTTGGAATTTGACGGGAAAATCAAATATCGAAGAGGTAAATACATCAACCAGCTCAAGGTCGATGACCCAATCTATCAATGTCTACTACAGATTCCAAAAAGGGTCATCCACACTGTGGATGATGCTCAGAATTGGTGCGTTTCTTTAAAGATTAATCAATTTAAATCGTTCGTTTTGTCCGCTTGCACCGAAGAAAAAATTACCTACCAATTGTTGACCGTGTTTTATGTAAGCCGACTCACCGGTGCTAGCTTTTTGAACAATGAAATCACCGTGGTAGCTTAATCATTTCTTTGCATCAATTTATACAAAATAAACAGACCAAGTACCGTAATCGACCCTAAATAAAATTGTGTGATAAAATCATCGTTGGCTACTAACTCTTTTTTCCTGCGAATGGTATCATCGTCCACTACCTCGTAAACAACACCATTGTAAAGACCACTGTTGTAAATGTATTCGGGTTGATAATAATTGGGGACATAAAGAGGATACCAGTTTTGATATCCGTAACCTACGGTTGCTACGGTTGTTCCACCTAAATTACCGTGTCCACTACCTCCACCATGGTCACTACCTCCACCATGGTCACTACCATGACCATGACCATGACCATGACCATGACCATGGTGTCCATGACCAAATCCTTCTACCGAAGGATCTATTCTGGGGTTCGGGTTTTCCTTCTGTGAACAGGTGGCGCATCCACTGTTTCCACTGTAAGTTTTACAAAAATTCCCCGAAGCGTCACGCGGGAATATCGTACAATTCAGGCGATCATATTCTTCTTTAGACACATAATTCGTGATATTGTTACCGGGGGTTCCGTCTTTTTGAATTGTCACCTGTACACAATTATTGGCAGCAGGTCCCAACATTTTCAGATGTGTATTCGTATTTATATTTTGTAAAGCCCCGAATGAAGAGGACAACATCCCGGTATTGGTCGTGTCGAAACTCTTGTCCGAATTTTGATAATAGTTCATGGTATCCA